GATTGATGGTTTGACGGTCAGCTCGGGTTTCAGGGCCGCCAGTACCAAACTTCTTGCCTTTGTCTGCCTGCATGTAATCTGCGCCGACAGACTGGGGAATCTTCAATTGCTTTGCCTTGGCCGGGTCGTTCGCGACCATAGCCATGAGGTTGTGCTGTTTTCTGGATACGCTGGGCATCTTACTTACTCCAGAAATGTTGCACAAGCCACGTGAGCCCCGAAGCCAGAGTGCCACTGGCACCGGCAACAAGCATCAGCACGCGCCAGCCGCCCTTGGCTTCTGACAATGTGTTGCTGATGTTAGCAAGAGATTTCTTGATCTCTTCCATATCGGCGGCCATCTTGTCCATATCACGTTGCAGGTGAGCAATATCAGCGGCGTGAGTGGCAAGTTCTCGTGCAGTGTTGATAGCGTCTTCCGGCATTTCAGCAATTCCACGCCCGCAGGCTTTTGTTAATACGAGAGTTTGGGTCTTTCTTGGCCTTCTCGCCAGTCAACTTCTTCTTCATGCCTTCCATACGGGCGCAAAAAGAGTCGCGGCGTTTGCCTCCCTCGGGTTGAGGAGCCTTCAACCCCGGTTTGCCGGGATTGGCCTTGTTGTAAGAGGCTCGGCCCTTGGCGTTTAAACCACCCTTGGGGTTCTTTCCTTCTTTGCGTGTCCATGCTGGCGTCTTAGGCATTTGCAACTTTCAGCTTCGATTTGCGCTCATCCTCAAGCAGAGGCATGATCACATCTTGCACAAAATCGCGGGTGAACTCTTCCGAACCCACGTGCGGAAGGCTGATTTCAACATCAACCCAGCACTTGAAACCGGCCTCAGTGGCGCGGTCGCAGAAAAGATAGTCCTCACCAACGTACTTGCCATCTTTGATGGCGAAGTCAAAGACTGCGGCAACACTGCCATCCCCACTGCGGTTTTCCACATTCCACTCGGGATGGGCCGCAATCAGGGATTCAATGACGTACCTTTTGATCAGCATGAAGCCCGTGCCAGCGCGTTTAACGCGGAGCAGAGGGCCATCAAACACCAAAGATTCGGTGTCATCTCGGTACAGATCAAGGAAGAAGTTCTTGTCGGACGCTCGGCGGGGATACATCCCCACCAAGATGTCTCGTCCTTCGCTCTGAGCCAACAGGCGCAGAACATCGTCCGGCTGGACGATTACATCAGCATCAATGAACAGGAGTTCATCTGCGTCAGTCTTGAGAAACTCGTTGACCAAGGCGTTCCGCGCCATCGTGATGATGGAACAGCCAGACATGTGTCCCAAATACAGGGAAACACCGTGCTGCAAGGCCACTGGCGTCAGCTTGGCAAGGGCAAAAGCTGTCTTGATGTTCAGCTTGCCGTCGTAGGCTGGGATGCCAATGAATACCTTGCGCCCATGCAGGTCAACTTGTTTATCAGCCATGGAACACCGTAATTCCAGTCACTGAGCCAACGCTGAGGGTCAGATACAGACCGTCAGTGGCCAGAATGCCTTCCCCGGGAACCTTCATGTAGAACACATTGGGGGTTCCAAGACTGGCGATGTCCATTGTGAAAAGAACGGCGGCGGTTGCACTGCCATTTCTGATCTCAAAAGTTGCAGCCGTACTCGCTTTGGGCGAGACAACAATTCCTTTGATGCGGGTGCGACCGGCATGGATTGAGCCAGCCGCACTTGCATGGTCGGAATGTACGTCAGTTTGCATCATATAGATTGCTCCTTAGATGGGGACAAACCCCATCAATTAGACGTTCTGCTGGCCGACGTACGGGTCGTTCACGTAGTACAGGATGTCGCCACTGATGGTGCCGCCAGTAGCAGCCGAAGCGCCTGCGCGACCAGTGATGTACACCATATCCGTGGCGGACATAGCGGCGTTCATGGACGCGCCAGCCGTGGCGGAAGCCCAGTTGAACACCTGTTTGCCAGCGTCAGCATCAGATTCGTCCAGCAAGCCAGCAGGAGTTGCCGTGCCAGCGGTGTAGGTCGTGAAGCCCATGTCGAACGTGGGGGTCGTGCCGCCAGTGCCTGCGGCGTTGGCATTGATCTGGACGATCACAGCGTTGGCCGGGAGAATCACCGGAACGCCGCCAGATTTGTTCAACACGTTGCCAGAGGTCTGGGTTGCGCTGAAATAGAACTCAGCAACCATCAGGCCAGTGCCGCAATAAGCGGTACGAGTCTGATCGCCGCCGCCCGAACGCCAAATAGATTGGGTGGTAGAGACTGCCATTTGATTGTCCTTCGTACAAAGATCAGCCTGTCAATTGTGTACGCATCTGCCGGATCAGTTTGACGGGCCGGAAGCTCCGGTTTAAACAAATATACACGAAAAAAAAGGGAGGCACAAGCCCCCCTTTTCTTGGTTTAAGCCCTTATCAGGCCGAACCGGACGATCCCCAGATACCCAGCGGATCAGACCAGCCGAAGCTGTAACGCTCACGAGCTTTGTAACGGACGTTGCCGGTATCAAAGTCGCCGTCCATGCTGTTTTGCAGGGGCGTACGAACGAAGTGCTTCAGGCCGTTCGGCACGTCGGTGGTCAGGAACCAGCCGTTCGTATCCGTCAGGAAGTGGTTCACAGTGTAGCCTTCCGGCACTGCGCCCATGTTCTTGATGGCGTTGATGTCATTGTCGTTGGTACCGACGCGGAGTTCGGTTTCCAACAGACGATCAGCAACGAACATCAAGCTCGGCGGCACGATCAGTTTGCGGGGCTTGGCGGCGATCAACAGACCACGCTCGTCCGTCCAACCAGCGATCTGAATCACGGCGGCTTCCAGAGAAGTCTCGTTCAGGTCAACTTGGGTAGAAGGCGTGTTGCTGTTGGTACCACCAGACACCAGCGGGTGAGCCGTGCTGAACAACTGGACGCCGTCACCACCCGGATAGGTGGAGCTGAAGCCATTGTTCAGAACCGAGGCGGCTTTCACCTGTTTGGTGTAAGCCATGGCACGAGCCAGACCTTTGGTGTAACGAGCAGACAGGCTGTCGTACAGGTTGTCTTCGATAGCCTCTTCGGTGATCGAGAAACCCAAGGCGATGGTTTCGTGGTTGTAGCGAGTAGACCATGCTTCCTGTGCATTGTCGTAGGCGATTGCCGAGCCCTCGGGCTTGACAGGCGCTGCGGAGAAGCCAGACAGCTTGGTTTCCTCTTCAAAGCTACGCTCCGAAGTTTCGGTTTCGTAGATTTCCTTGTGCTCTTCGCCGTAGCGGGCGTATTCCAGACCGAACAGGGCGTTCAAACCGGGGAGCAGCTCTTTGAGCAGTTGTGCGCGTGAAATTGCCATGATTAGTTACTCCTTTGATCAGACGCCAGTGGTGTCGTTGTACTGGGGCAGATTCCACTTCACCACGAACTCGTAGTACGTGGAGCTGGAACTCGACTGCGGGCCAGTCGCGCTTGCGGAAACCACGTCGATGACGCGGATCGGGAGCGTGTTGGTCGTGTTGGCCGAAGAGCCATCAATACCATACGCAGAGTCGCCAGTCGCGGTGGAGCCAGCGCCAGCAACCATTGCCACGTTCTTGCCGACCAGAGCTGCGCGGGTGTACGCGGCAGGGGTCGTCGAACCAGCGGTGGTAGCGGCCACTTGGAACACGGCGTTCGGATCGTCCACCACGTAGGCGTAAGCCAGAGCGGTAGCGGTCGAGGTGGCAGCCGGGTAGTATTGACCTTGACGGGTTTGGCCGTTCGAGTCAACGTACTGGCAACCAACCAGAACACCAGCGGTGTCACCAGTTGCGGTGGCGGTTTTGGCGATCAGGTAGCCACCAGAGATGGACACGGTGTCGCCATTGAGAATAGCCGTGGCATAGCCAGCGGCAACGGGGATTTGACGGATCGCTCCGGCATACGGCAGCCCATCCAAACGCTGGAGGGGTTTGAAGCCGTACGTCTTACTGACGGTGGGATAAGCCATTTAGGACTCCTTGTTACTTTGAACCAGAACCGAAAGAGACCCGCGAATCACGTTCAGCGAACTTTTTCATCAACGGATGACTCTCTCGCATGAAGCTGTTATCCACCGATTCCATCTGAGCTTGGTTCTGACGGGCGTAATACGCCGCGCGTTGTTCCAAGAACTCAGCCGGGATACGGCAGAGCAACAGCCCGCCAATTTCAATGCCGCCCTTAAAGCGGCCTTCGGTAGAGGCATGCACCATAAGTTCGGGATATTCGTCTGCTCGGCAGGGTTCATATCCTTCACGCAGTTTGCTTGAGATGTTGCTTGGATCAGCGTCGCCCAGCGTACTGATACGCACATAGCGATGTTTCCAGCCCGGGCGCTCATCCGGCATCGGAAGAGTCTCGGGGGGGCGCCACGCCTCGGGTCGTTTGGATTGGGCACGTGTTTCCAATTCACGACTCGTGCGGTTTTGGCCTGTTTTGGCTTGCGTCTGCTGTTCCATTATTCACCTCTATTAAGTAAAGCAACCTGTTTTGCGTACTGCTCGTTGGTCAACCCAAGTTTGCGGGCAAGCGCAACTTGAGATGCCTTCAGCTTGACGCGGCTTGGCGGCGTGCTACGCGCGGCAGGAGCCACGACGGTAGACGCTTTTGATGCACGGTAACCTCCTCGACCGGAGTGGATACTGTTCGGGACGTATCCGAGTCCTCATCGCTCTGAGCACCGAAATACTCAGGGAAACGCTTTCGCATTGTTTTGTCGATGGCTTTGAAGTATTCCTTCGTGCCGACATAGTCCGCACCATACTCTCGTGCAAATTTCTTGTCAAGACCCATGGCGGCCATAGTCATCTCTTCGTCTTTTCCAAACCACGCAGAATTCTTGGAAACCCATTTCTGCGTGCGCGAAGACGCTTGAGTAGGTTGTTGGGCTGGCATGAACTCGCGTTCTTCGTGTTGAAGAGGCTGCATCCGCTTGGTTTCGCGCAGTTCTGCGGTGGCATCAGCCACTTCTTCCTGTGCGTCTGCCAGAGCAGAAGCGTCGCCAGATTCAAACGCCGCCTTCAGCTTGTCTTTTGCCGACGACAAGCGAGTTTCGGCCACAGTCTTGCTGTTTTCGATGTACTGCTTGCTTCCTGCGGAAAGCTGTTGCTTGAGGTTTTTGTTTTCCTCAAACACCTGACGGGCAAACTCTTCCGCCGCTTGGCGTTCGCGTTCTGCCTGTTCTTTGGCGCGGCGTTCATCGTGGTAGCCACGAGTGAATTTCTTGATACGGGCCTGAACTCGCTCGTCATACGAGGACAATTCGTCGTCTGTCGGGTCTTCGA